AACAAACGCTATGAAAAAGCTAATACTAATAAGCCTTGTACTAATGAGCTGTGCAAGTGCCAAAAAAATAAAGATGGAACAGTATAGAATTGCTACTGAGGATATTTGCAGAGATAATCCTCACGAAATACTTCTAGCACAATTACTATACAATGAGATAAAAAATGAGTAAGAAGTTTAAGGATACAGCAGTAGGAAAATTCTTGCTTCAGAAGATACCTCAAGTGGTAGGCAAGATAGCTGAGGACACTCCAGTAGGATCGGTTATAGAAGCTATCATAGGTGGCTCAGATATGCCTCAAGAGGATAAGGATGTAGCTTTAAAAAAACTAGAATTAGAAAGAACAGAGATAGATGGAATCACTCGCAGATGGGTGGCTGATAGTCGTAGTAGCAGTTGGCTTGCTCAAAATGTGCGACCTCTTACTTTAGCTTTTCTTACTGTAGCTTTTATAGTAGGATGGTCTATGCAACTAGAGGAGCTAGAAGTAGTAAAAGAGCTGCTTCAAATTGTTTTCATAGGCTACTTCGGATCAAGAGGTGCTGAGAAAATACTAGGAGACAAGCATCACAAATAAGCTCGTAGAAGCATTTTAAGGCACTTTAGAGCGACTTTTAGTTGTTTAAGGTGTCTGAGTATTACTGAGCAAGAGATAAGCTCTTAGAGAGGCTCTATTTAACTCTCTTATCACAAACCTTAAAATTCCCTGCTACTCTTAGAATAGCTAGTAACAGTAACATAGCTACTCTAAGGATAGCTAGTTATTAGTTATTTAGTTATACTATAGAGTTACTCTTAGAATAGCTACTCTTAGAGTTACTCTTAGTAGCTACTTCTTAGCTAGATATAAAAAAAATAAAAAAAAATTGTAACTTGCAAGAAAAAGATATGAAAACTTCTGAAGTATTAGATAGAGCTGCTAAGATAATGAGCTACAAAACTTATAGCACAAGAAGGAAAATAGATTCCTTGCTAGAGTTAGATAGTATGATGTACACAGAGAGAGGTATTGACTCAACTCTTAGCGAAATGAGAGAAACAAAAAAAGCCAGTAAAAGAATTTACAGGATGATAGCAGATATATCTCCTGTAGATGGATTTTTGCTCAGAGCTTTAAGCGTAGATATTCCTGAGATAGAATGAAACAAAAGAAACCTGCTAAAAAGCCAGTAAGATCCAAACTAGTAAAAAAGTTAGATGTGATCTTCTCTCAGTATATAAGAAACAAATATGCCAACAAAAGAGGGATGGTAAAGTGCTTCACTTGTGATAGAGAGTATGAGGTAAAGAATATCCAAAATGGACACTTTATGAGCAGGAAAAACTATGCAACAAGATGGCACGAGGATAATTGCCGACCCCAGTGCTATGGCTGTAATGTTATGCAACAGGGTCAAGCTTATGAGTTTTCTAGAAGATTAGGAGCAGAGAAAGCAGAGGAGATGTATCAGCTCAGCAAAGAGACAGTAAAATTCTCAAACTATGAGCTAGAGGAGATGATAGAATACTATCAAAAAGAATTAAAAAAACTATTGTAAGTACTTAGAAATGCTTATATTTGCTGCAAGTTATATCATAATGCTTGTTAGAAAGAGGTTAGAGTTTAAAAAATTCTGCCTCTTTTTTTTGCAATTAAAATTAATTATCTATATTTGTGAATAAATAACAAGATTATGAATATTAAATACTACACAAACGAACAGCTTTGGGATGCTGTACAAAATCCTGAATTACTTGTAGCTTACAGAAGAGCTTGCAAAGAAGAGTTAGAGTCAAGAGGTAACTTTAAATTAGTAACTGATGACCTATACTGAAGATTTGCTAAGACTCTATGTAGCTAGAATCGAAGCACTAGAGAATCGTATAGAGGAACTAGAAGCAAAATTAGAAATATCTAAAAACAATTATTATGCAAAGTAAAATTACTCACGTAGAGCCAAAAGGAACGTGGAACAATGGACAGCGAACATTTAACAAGTATCAAGTTAGTTTCGCAAACGGAGACTCTCTTAGCTTTTTAGCGGTAGGAGAGTTTAAAAAGAAAGTAGGAGATGTTATCTCTTATGAAAAGAATGAGCAGCATCAGACTGGTAAAATAGTTTATGAGCAGCCTCAAGCACAAGCAAGTCCTAAAGATGATGTACAGAAATACATTATTAGACAAAGCTCACTAAACAGAGCTACAGATTTATTCTCAGGTTCAGGAACTTGGGATGAAGAGCAGATTATAGAAACAGCAAGAATATTTGAAAATTACGTTTACAATGGATAACAAGAAACTTTTTGCAGATGGAATGTTTGCATACGAAACAGACAAAGACTGGCTACCAATGAGAATATCTTTTAGAGTTAAAGAATTTGCAGAGACTCTAATTAAGTACAAAGACTTAGCAGATCAGAATGATGGCAAGCTAAACATAGACATCAAGAAATCTTCTAAGGGAAGCCTCTTTGCTGAGATAAACACTTGGAAAAAAGAAAGAGAAGTAACTACTGCGGATCACTCTCCTGATCGTCAGGAAGCAGATTTACCATTCTAAGATAGGGAGGCTTTTAGCCTCCTTTTTTTTTGTTTAACTTTTTTTTATATAACTTAGTATTATGATATTAAACATACAAGACCAAATTGACAAGCTAAATAAAATCCGCAAAGGAGAAGTAAGACAAGCCTATACGCTTGGAATACCTGACTTTGATGAGTATTTTAAATTATCCTTAGGACAATATAATATTATTTTAGGGCACGCAAACGTAGGAAAGACTACAACTCTTTTGTTTATTATGTTACTATATTCTGTTAAACATAATTTAAGATGGCTGATATATAGCTCAGAAAATGAAGCTCACACTATTATTAGAAAGTTAACTGAATACTTAACTGGACTACCAATAAATAAAATTGAGCAAGATGTATTTGAAGAAAAAGCTAAGTGGATAGACAATCATTTTAAAATTATTGATCCAAATACGTTATATAGTTATAAGAAACTGCTGAATTTGGCACAAGAAATTAAAAAAGCGTGGGATTATCAGGGATTTATGATAGATCCTTATAACTCTCTAATGATAGACAAGACTGAGCTAAAGGGTATTTCTAAGCACGATTATGACTATGAAGCATCATCAGCATTTAGAGTATTTTGTAAAACAAATAATGTAACCATAATGCTATGTATGCACGCTGCTACAGAAGCTCTAAGAAAGCTACATCCTTCTAATCACGAATATGCAGGTCATCCTGTAGCTCCGTGGGGATCAGATGCTGAAGGAGGGGGCAAGCATATTAACCGTTGTGATTCATTTGTAGTTTTTCATAGGATGACCCAACACAGTCAAGACTGGATGTATTCAATGATGCACGTTAGAAAGATAAAGGACATAGATACAAATGGAAGACCCACTTCTATAGATAGTCCTATTATGATGAGGTCTGTGCAAAACAATGTAGGATTCACTTTAAGAGGAGAAAATATGTTACACAAAACACTTGGGAAAATATGATAGAATTTTTCTTTTTTGATTATGCAGTAAACATTCAATTTATACCTATCTATGGGTGTAGCTTGGGAGTGCTTTACTATAATCCTAATTTGCAGCCTGATGAAGAAGATGTGCCTGAGGATGAGTTTTATCATCAGATCACAGTTATGTTATTGTTTTTTGGAATACACTTGACAATTTGGAAGTATTATTAGAAGCATATAGAAAACACGAAACGTGGGTGGACATTGTTAAGTCCTTTGGGTGCAATCCTGATACTGCTGAGGATTTAGTGCAGGAGATGTATTTGAAATTGCACAGGCTGATAGAGGCAGGATTAGATATAAAATACAATGATACAGTAAACTACTTCTATATACATAAAATACTTAGATCGCTATTCTTAGATTTAAAAAGAAAAGAGTCAAGAGTTAGTTTTGTGGATGATGATATTTTACATAATTATAATCCCAATGAAAATGATATTTTATATAATGCAGGGCTGCCCGATGAATTTGGTTACAGAAACATATACAAAGAAGTGATGCAAACCTTAGAAGAGCTGTACTGGTATGATAGAAAAGTTTATGAGATGTTAGATGGAGAGATGAGTGTCTCTGAGCTATCTAGAAATACAGGCATCAGTTACTACTCTTTGTACAACACTTACAAAAAAGTTAAACAAATATTAATAGATAAATTATTATGAGACTAGGAGATTTATTAGAAACAATATTCAAGTACACAGGAATCAAGTGGCTAGTTAAAACAGTTACAGAAGCTGTAGGCATAGAGGACTGTGGATGTGAGGACAGAAAGCAAGCACTTAATAAGATTAAAATAGATAGAAAATATGGAAGCACAAGATCTACCGAAGTGGGAGAAATTCAGAGAAAAAAAAAGAAATAGCATCACAAATGCAGAGTTCGAGTTAATCTGTGAGCTGCACGCTAAATACTTTAATCATCAGTACTACAAGCCTTGTACTTGTAATCCTAAGACTGTAAAAAGATGGATAGCTGACCTGAATATGTATTATGAGGCTATCTGATGTACACAAGTGGGAGAAAGCAGTAATAGCAGTTCTTAATTTTGATGGATGGGATCTGCAATGGTGTGGAGGTGGCTATGAGCATTACGATGCTGTAGGTGCAACTCCTAAGGGCAATGAGTGTGTAATAGAGATGAAGTTTAGAACTACATACTATGACACTAAGATGCTAGAAAAATACAAATACGATCAGCTAATGGATATGCCTGAAGATATGGTTAAGCTATACTTTGTTAATGATCCTAAAGCTAATTACCTTTTTTGGCTTAATGAGATAGCTATGCCTGAGCCAGTAGAGATGTACTGCCCTGATACTACACTATGGACTAAGAGCAGAACAACAAAAGCAGTATATTTGTTAGAAGAGAGTCAAGCAACTATAATGAATCTAAAC